GGATTGTGAAAGTCCGTCCTTTGGGGGCAATCGATTCGGGAAACGATTTCCTGTGGCATGGGACAATTTATCCTTTTGACCAGAAATCGAAAGAATATGCCAAGACTTATGGCATTCCTTTAAATTAAACTACTGTATATCCGACACATCCAATACTTTCAAAGATTGTTTCATCAAAATAGCTGCAATAATTCGATGATACCCATCCAAAGCCGTGTTATTATTAATGACGATTGGGTTATCGTGTAATTCATTTAAATTTTTCTTGTAATGATTTACGATTTGCTTCTGATCCCTATCAGCAAAATCTTTATATGCTTGAAATACCGTGGTATCATCTTTATATGTCGTCAATTTCAACAATTGATCTGGTGATAGTGTTTTGATCGGAATTTGGATATCCCCTATTTCGGGGTCAACAGCACTATAAAGTGCCTCGTTTTCAGGAACATCATATTCAATATCACCATAAATATCGTTCAGAGACATGGTATGGTTTTCCATACTTTCATATAATAGTGCTAGATTTTTGAAGTCGTGGGAAGTCATGATAATATTTAATTTGATGGTGATTTATCACAATTTTTTCTTTCCAGTTTGATCCGTTTAGTTAAATATTAATATGAATACGAAGGAATGCACTAGATGTAAAAGTGAGTTATCATTAAATTTATTTACAAAATCTTCCAAAAGTCCTGATGGTTTGCAATATGAATGTATTGAATGTGGGAAAGAACGAAAACGTGAATGGAGATTGAAAAATAAAGATCGTCATGATGCTTATATGGTAAAATACAGAGAAGAAAACCGTGAGCTTTGTATAGAGAGAGGTAAAATATATAGAGAAAAGAATTTGGAAAAGGAATTACTCCGTTCTAAAAATTATAAATTGAAGAATCCGGTGATTAGACAATTGGGTTCTTATAAGACGAATGCAATTAAAAACGATGCTTATCACGAACAACATGATCCGAAGATAGAAGCTGTTTTAATAGAAATGAAAATTAGATTGCAAAAATGTTTAGGTGTTAAATTTATATTACATAAAATAATCCCAATGAATAAAGGAGGTTATCATCATCACCAAAATATTCAAGTTATACCAAAATCATTCGAGGGAATAGCCAATAAATTAATTAAGCACGATAATCCCATATTAAAATATTGGGGGGACACTCCAGAATTTTTATGGGACAAGGCATTACAAATAGAAAATGTAAAATTAGAAATGAGTGGTAATAAAAAATGTTACTCATGCGATCAAATTTCCCCAATTGATAGCTTTTGTATATTACATAAAAAATTTAAAAATAGATCGTCTTATTGTGAAGCTTGCCACAACAAAAAATTTTCTGAATATTATAAAAATAATAAAGAACAATTAAATATTAAAAAGAATAATTGGGATAAAAATAATTGGGATAAGGTATTATTGAGAAATAGTAAAAGACGAGCGTTAAAAAAGAACGCAACACATCCTAATCACGATCAAAACATTGAAAAAACATATGTTGATATGCGAATCAGGCTGGAAGATTGTCTAGGTATCAAATATAATGTTGATCATATCTTACCTCTAACCAAAGGAGGTTATCATCACCATGGAAATCTCCAAACAATACCAGAGTCTCTTAACGACAGTAAGAGAGCTAATTTAAAATTTAGACACCCATCTCTGGTTCATTGGACGGAGCTTCCGGCGTTTCTGCTTGATCGAGTGGAGCTTCGACATTTGGAGCTTCTGAATCAGTTATAGCTGCGCCAGAGCCTCCAAAATCTGGAGGCATCCCACCACCTCCACTTGATCCTCCCATGGCTCCCATATCACCACCAGCTTCGCCTCCAGCTTGTTGAGCTAATAACTCTTTGTAGTTGGGTCCGAGTGTTTTTATTTGTTCGATTTCAAACATGTGTTCCGCTTCCACCTTCTTGAAATGTAGGTTGGCAAGGATATCGGAATCTCTCCAATCCAGATATTTCTTCATGGCATAAATCGTGGATACCATTTCATTACCCGTAATGTTATTGAAAGTCTCAATCTTAAGATTGAGCTTCTGGCTCTCCCGCATATCATAGAAATTGGTGGGAACATTGAATTCCACGCGGATATTGTCATCGAACAAATCCCAATCATCGAACATGTCCTTGAACTTGAGGTGTGTGATAAACGCTCTCTTGATACCTTGGGCAAAGCGTTGTTGTTGACGAATGATCATCTTGGCAAACTTCAGTTCTTCCCGAAGCATCTCCGTTCCATCATTATAACCCGTTTCATTATTCAAACGAGAAGTTGGAGTCTTGAGAGAACGATATAATTTCTTGATGAACCAATCAAGAGGTTCCATATTACCATCCGACATTTGACCCCCAAATGTTTCAACTGTAGTTGCCTCTTGTCCTTGTCTCTTGGCAAACCAGAATGAATCAAGCGTGGATTGAGGTGCGTATTTCTTGACAATATCTCCCTGATCCATGTCAAACGTCTTGGTTGACCAGTATTGGCTCTGTAGCTTGCGTAGGTAGGCTTCTGCTGCGGGGACGGGCAATCTTCCCACATCCACGTTGAAGAGGAAGCGGAGGGGCGCATGAACCATTCTGTGGATCACCACGGAATCCTCAATCATGGAAAGCTGTCTGTAAGCTCTACGGCAATTCTCAATGAAAGGAATGATAAAATCCTTGGTTTCATTATATTGCCCACTGTTCACATAGAGGACTTGGTTTTGTTCAAAGGGAATGTATTCATAGCGTTCTACCTTTTTATTATCCACCGAAGAGAAGATTGGCTTCTTGTAAATGAACGCTTTCACCAACATCGTCTGAATGTTGTCATATACAGGATCAAATTGTTCAGCAGGGAGGTTTTTGATGGCAACTACCCCTTGTTTGATATAATCATCTTTTAGAATCAATTCAAAGAACAGTTCGCCTTCAATAAGAAATTGGCGGAAATAATTCCAACCATTGTCTTCCAGTTCCATCATGGCAACGAAACGGGAGAATTCCTTCTCAATCTCCTCTTTCTTTTCCGATTCCAGATCAGTATTACGGATTTCTAGAGTTACAATCTCTCCGTTCTCATCCACATTGATCGTCTCATCGCAAATCTCATCCATGGCATCCGCCACTTCAGAGTAAGCGGCAATCATGCGGTAGTCCCGCAAACGCCCCGGTTTTTCCTCCGAAGCTTGGGAATACATCAAATCCGTAAAGGACTTGTCTTGGTAAATCGCGGAGAACGCTGTGTTGTTCCAGTCGTTATTGAGAGCTACGGAATTACGGGCAATCGCTTCCGGTCTGCGTAAACCAATCTTTTGGAAATATTTATATTTTGTATTCTTCGCTTCGTCAGGAGTCTTCTCAATGAAATTCCCGCGATTCTTCAAATAGGATTGCATGTTCCTATCAAATGTGGAACCTTTACCATCCGTTCCTTGGTATTGTTTGTTTGAAGATGGTGTTGTTGAACTGCCGATACCCGCCATACTTATTATTTAAGCGGAATCTTCAATTATTCAATGAAATCTATTTAGGTATTTCAAAAGTGGAACCATCTGGTAATTGAACTGCTGTCGTGGACGATGGTAACATACCAGTCTCAATTGCATCATACAAAGCATTGGAAAAATATTGTTGTTGATACTCACTCATTGGAAATTTGAAAGTTACTGGTTCTCCACCGCTAGAATATCCCATTAACATTTCCAATTCACCGTCTGGTGTTCTGGTCGAAAGATTTCCAAATTCATCTTGCTCCAATTTAACAATACCTGATTGTTCTGAATACATCTCTGTTATAAGATTTGAAATTGCAAATTGATCTTTCGTAGTCATGATATTATTTAGTTGAATTGTTTTTTTTAATAGGATGCAACCCATCCCGCATCATTAGCTGTCACAAAAACCATATTTCCTGACAAATTACTAAAATAATTGGAACTTAGCGACACCGTGACAATATTATCATTCACTGTGGTAATCACATTCTCTGGTAACTGGTATGCGGAAATGGTGGGGAACTTGGCAGTGTCAATCTCCGTATATACCAATTCGGGAATATTATAAGCACCTGATAGATACCAAGTGTTATTATATCCAAATCGCTTACCATAGAATTGGAAGTTCCTGTCATTCAATTCCGTGACAACCAGAGAATCCCCTTGGTGAATACCGTTGATGAAATAATTGGTGAATTCTGGATATGCACTGATTGATACGCTATCCGTCACCACTCCTTCAGCACTGATCGCATCAAAGAGATTGTAATCACAGAAGCGGCTGCTAAACGGAAGCGCATGAAAGTCAGCATTGATTACATAGATTGGTGCTTGGGTCTGATTGTAATCCTTGAACAACCATCCCTTGACCGTGAAAGAAGTGGAAGCAGAAATTCTCCATTTCACATCGGGAGACAAGTCCTTGGGATTTTCATAGGAAATATCTCCCGACCACTGAATTTCCGAACGAATCTCATCAATGAACGGCATGTTGAATTTTTCAGGAATTTTCCAAGAAACCATGATATATGGATTGCAATTCACCACGAAATTCTGAATGATCTGATCCAAATCCTCCTTGAAATAGCAGATGATGTTCACATCCAGAGTAAGATTTACGGGAATTGGTTGGGGAATTTTAGCCATCCGATTCGTGGAATCCAACTGTTTTCTGTAAATAAATTGGCCTTTATTATGGATACGGGACGGATCACGCGCCAATGAGGTTTGCTCAATCGTCACCACGGGTAGGGTGAGTGTCTTGGCTCTATCGCTCAGATCGAGGAGAACACGGTGTTTCGGTCCATTGACGTATCGAACCTCAATCTTCTCCTTTGCTACACGGGTGCGAGCATCATAACGATATACGAATGCATCGTCAAACGCTGCAACGAACATGTTGAGGAGTTGGGAATTTTCAAAGAAGTAATTGTAATCGTTCATTTTTTACACGGTCTGATAATACTTAATATAATAACCTTCTCTCAACTTTTTTATGAAAAAATCATGGAAAAATCATTAAAATTTACTAAGTAATATAGTATGGAAACAATAAAGAAAAAAATAGAACTGTATGTGACTTCCGAGATGAAGGAACAAATTCGTAAAATTGCTAAGAAATCTGGTCTGACTATGACCGAATATATCAAAAGAATACTAGAGGATAAATTGAATGAGACTAACTGATAAATTTGAGAACAAACCGGGGGTGTATATCATTCGCAATGAGGTGAATGGGAAGTATTATATTGGGGAAACGATGAATATCCATAAACGAATAAGTGAACACCGATCCCATAAACACCAAGTTATTTCAAAAGCTTTTAAAAAACATGGTATTAATAATTTCCACGTAGAAATATACTACCTACCAGATGTCAATAAAACATTTTTACATGACTTAGAAGAACAATTAATAATAAAATATAATTGTTTGGTTCCACTTGGGTATAATGTTTGCACTAGAGGTTTAGATAATACTGGAAGAAAATATAGTGAAGAAAGTAGAAAAAAAATGTCACTAGCTAAATTAGGAAAGAAAGCATCACCTGAAGCTAGAATAAATATGAGCTTATCTAAGAAGGGTAAGAAAAAGAAACCATTCACAGAAGAGCATAGGGAAAATATTAGAAAGTCTAGATTGGGGGTTAAAGCTTCTCCAGAAGCTATTGAAAATATGAGAAGATCACAAAAAATCCGAGCTAATTCCGAAGAAGGAAAAAGAAAAACTGCTGAAATAATGAGAAAACGATACGAAGACCCCAACGAAAGATTAAAATTATCTCTAAAATTGAGCGGTGAAAATAATCCAAGCTATGGTAACCCAGTTCCAGAAGAACGAAGAAAAAGAATTTCTCAAAGTTTGATGGGAAATAAAAATGCCATAGGCGGAAACAAAATTAAAAATTCCCAAACCCCATTGGACGATCCTCAAACGACTTCGTAGAAGTGTTTTCTTTATGATAATTGAAAATATCAGCCAGTGTCATTTCCTTGTCAATTGTAATATCAAGATTACAATGATCAGCTAATCTCTGACCATCTTTAATGGAAAGCTCTCCGAAACGGTATTCTAGGTAGAGCCTACCCTTACGCAATAAGGCTGGATCAACTTTTTTCAAATCGCAATTGAATGTGCAAATGATACGCATACCCATACAGTCGCGGAGGAAACCATCGGTCATACCCAAAATATTTTGTGTTCCCGAATTCCTATCAACTGATAATATTTCTTCCGCATCTTCGATTAATAATATGCATCCGCGATTATCTAACATGAATGATATGAAAGATGGTTGGGAGATCACCGATACCATGGAGGGTGGAATATAGATCACATCATCTTCACATTCGGTGATGAGATTTTTAATCAGGTTAGATTTTCCAGACCCCGGCACCCCATGAAAAAGTAGCAAACTTTCTGGATGTTTATCCTTAACAAAGCTCATAATTTTATCTTTTGGAAACGCTTCTCCATAATATAGATCATATCTATCATCCTTAATTTCAATATCAGCAAAACTCGTTTTCTGCTTAGTTAATCCATGCTGAGTCTGAGCAATCATATAAAAGTTCTTTTCAGAAGTGGGGAGAAACAGAAATTCCCCATCCACAAATTCTTTCAAAAATTCCTCAATATTTTTTCTATTCTTAATCAGAGGTGAAAAGCTAATAGTGATCCCTCCACTATTTGGCGAGAAAACCTCCCCCTCATCATCCTCTTTCTCAACCTTATCTTCCGGCATACCAAATGTAGCCCGAACCATAAGCGTCAGATCGTCGCAGTAATAATACCCCGTGTTGTATTCGTTGATCTTGTATTGTTGTGTGACATCGAATTTCCATTTTCTCAGGAAATCATGGATTCTCTCAAGCTGCTGCTTGTCAAAAAGATAGTCATCTATTGCCAAAGACACATAGGAGATATTCCCATATTTCTGCTCAAATTCTTGGGGGTAATCGGAAGAGCCAAGGAATTTCCCCTGATGGGAAACCCAGAACACGTTCTCCAACGATTTGTCGATTATTGTTTTTAATTTACTCATTTTTTAATTAAATCTATCTAAAAAGAACTTCGGCAGCTTCTTCTTGTTCCTGTTTATAGCATCAAAAATGCTCCCGTCAAGTATGTATGTTTCGCAATAATCATCTTTTGATCTAACGCCGCGACCACAAGCTTGCACCAGTGTCTTCAACATCTGATTTCCATACCAATCCTTATCAAGCTTCATCAGCTTCTCCACCCGCACATCCTTGGTTGGTAGCCAAGGTGCCTTCAGGATGATCTGGAACCGCGCCAGATCGCCTTTCAGGTCAACACCATAGGTCATGGAGGGAGACACCAGAACAGTGGGTTCCTCCGACTCCTCATGCATTTCCAAAAGCTGCTCATTATTCACCCCCGGTTCCCGACAAAGTAAACGATCTGATTTTACATTATCTCGAATATAATCCGTCAAGTATTGGGTATGAGTGTGTATGATACCTTTTTCATCCCCATGGTGTTCAAGAATCCCCTTGATCTGTTTCACCAGAGTTGGAAGCATGGATTTCAAATTTTGAAAATTCAACTTTTGTTTAGCCATAATATGAATTGGAGATTTCTCAGGATTGAAATCAGTTCCAATATGAAGGTATTCATAATCCTTGATTCCCAGAGATTTGCAATATGCATCGGGATCAATGATCGTTGCGGACATGATTACCACCTTCTCCGCATGGGAGAAAAGGTGCTTGGACAGGACATCCACTTTCAGGGGAATGAACCGGATACCATATTCCACCCGCTCAATTATATAATCACTGTCATAGAATGATTCAGAGAGTAATCCCAAAGAATTGAAAAGATTCTGAAGTTTGGTATATTCCTGTTTCTTTTTATTGAACGTGATGATGTCTTTCTTGGCTGTATTGGAAGAGAACCATTCCTTGTAATCCTCACAAGACGTTTCGACTTTTTCCATCAGGGAATTTATCCATGAGAGAACCTTGGGCTTATTCTTGTCATCGTTGGGGAACGGTGTCACCAAAGTCTGGGTTTTCATCAGGAATGGGATATCAACCTCACATGTGAATTGACTCACCAATTGCTCTTCCAATTCCGATCCCTCGTCACACACCATCACTTGTCTCTTCTTGAGATGGTTTGGTAAGGAAAAAAACATGCTGTAATTCAGGGCTGCAAATTTGGAAGTCAGCATGTCATTACGGGAATTGTAATAAGGGCAGCGATTTGCTTTCCAGCATTCGGTCTTCTGGTTTGCCACGTAGATGCAGGGAGCGACATCGACCGATAGTGTGTCATCCACATCGCATTGGTAATTGCTCTTGCCTTTTAACAGTCCCGTATCATCGAAGGTCATCTGATATTGGTCTTGGAGGGATTTGGTAATTGTCAGGGCATAACAGCCAAAAGGTTCAAAATCTGAAACCAATCCCGCTCCATCCTCCCCAAAGATGCTGTAATTTCTGACGATCCTTTCAAATTCGGCAGGAACATCTTTGGATACATTGCCAAGCGTCTTTGCCAAATGTGTTTTACCAACACCCGTATCGGCATGGACGATCACGAATTTCTTACCATTCTCAAATGCTTTTTCAATGGCATTAAGAGCTTTGGCTTGTTTGTCACGGGGATTGAATCCCTCTGGAAAGTTTAAGATTAAGTTATTCATTTGTTTTTATAAAATTCTTCCAATGCATCACACACCACTTTAGCCATGGATTGAGTATCACACAATGCCCAATGTTGTCGTCCCTTGGAATGGACTTGGTATATTCCATTGAATTCCCTGTATTGGAATATTTCACCACCCCTGTATTTTTCAGTCGGTTTATCTGGATATTCTATTGCTATCATATTCATTTTTCTTTTACTATAAATGTTGTGAAAGCAAGGTCATCATTAAAAGATGAACTGCTATACAACACGAATTGTGTGTGGTGTGTTATTGTTTTTGTTTCTCCGTTTTTATATTTCACTAGATAATCATACTGTGGATACTCCACATACATATTCTCCCACATACTAAATGCGTTCGTTGATAATTTGTTACCACTTTCAACCATCCCATATTTAGGAATAATATATTCAGCCAAAAATTTTCTAAGAACTCCTTTGTTTCCTCGCTTATTCCAAGTTATTTCCGTTTGGATGTAATTAGACTTTGGATCAAACCTATAAAAAGCGACCAATTCATTATTTTTTAAAATGTAATATTCCCCATATTCAAATTCAGTCTGATAGTAAACATTCATGGTATTCCACTCAGTTACAAATTTCATTTGTTGAACCTTTTCAACGGAAAAATTGGACATGTGTTCTTCAAAATCATCGTCCATTACCCCATAATTCCAAGGACTTTCATTCATCAAAATCCTTTGGATATTTTCTATATCCCTCTGTTTCATATGGGTATGATACCCCACCAACAACGAATGTCAACCCGTGATCACGTAGAGATGATTATCGAAGAATTTTGAAGCTTCCGATTTGTTCAGCATCCGCATTTTCCAATACACCTCTTCCGTTCGGGGACAAAACGCACTCAGGGCATAATCGAAAATAAATCCCCCCTCCGTGAGCTTGATGTCATAAGGATAGGAGATTTCCCATTCCTTGACTTCCCCTCCTTCTTCGATTTTGAATTTTACGAAATTCTGCTTGGTGTTGAACATTTGTATTTTACCCTCCCTGATGGTTCGGGAGTTTAACACAAATTTCACTTCACGGAAAATCAATTGTTTAAGATGTTCTTCAATTTTAATCATTTTGGAAAGGGGTCAAGGTTCAATTCAATATCCATGTATCGCATCTTTTCGTTGGGACTCATGGGAAATATTTTTTCATTAAAGAACGGCCAGAACGTATCATCTGCTGGCATTTGTTGAACGAGGTAGCACATATCCATTGATATATTTCTATATGATTGCATGAAAATATCCCATGCTACCACGATATTATGTTTACGTTCGTTGATTTTCTTGGGTTCCAGAGAACCTTGATACTGGAGGGTTCTCAATCCGTTTTCGGATCGTAGAATCTCGTTGCTATTGGTGCATAGCATCTGGCGAATCTCCGGTCTTCCGGGGGCGCGTTCCGGTCTTCTACGGACGATCATCAGATCACAGATATTGCTTTTCAGCAAACGCTGTAACTCAGTCCGTTTTATTAGTCTCATTTATCTCACAAACGCCAAACATGCGTTGCTCATTCAAGAACAGTCCGTTCTTCACTTTTCCGTAGCCTTTAACTTCCAGATTACTCACACCACTTCCCATTCCGCTGGGAAACACCACAATCTCTCCAACTTCCGTGAAGAGAACATTCGGTCCTTTTAAAATCACTTTTCCCTTGCGCCACATCTTATCCACATTTGCAATTGGAATCAGAAGACTACCACGCTGGACAAAATCGCCCGATTGTTCAGTTCCTTGGGCAATGTCACAATATTCCACAAGCATCACATCATCCATCAGGCGGGAGAGGATATAATCATCCATACCGAAGTCTGTGGGAAGGTTGGGATCATTTAGATCAATGTGGGATTTTTGGGGTGCTAACTTATCAATGCTTACTGTCATGAGAATATTTATTCATCTTTTTTGGAAGGCAAGCGTTTTTTAGAAATATAATTAATTCTTTTCCGTTTCAACTTGGGTATCAAGTTCTGAAAGAAACGAAATTGTTCTTCATCAGTCTCAAAAATCTGACTATACTTATTTACCGTCTCATTGGCATAATTCAACAGATCGTCATCATAGAAACTCAGATAACGTGTCACCATGTAAGGGGAGAACTCTTCCAACAATTCGTTGGTCATCTCTCCTTTCTTATCAAAGATAATATGATTTATGGTGTTAAACATCGTGTAGTATCATATCCTCTCTGTAAATGTCTCCATGTTCTCCACCATCAGCAAACCATTTGGATGGAAAGTAACAAGTCTTTCCCCCAATTAAGGATGCCCACCAAGAGAACGTGGAATTGCTTCCCACTATAATATCACATTTACTCATCATGGCAAGCTCTTTCACATCAGAATCGGTTTCAATCAAAGTGTAATTGAACATATTAAATTCTTTTGTAACGTGTTCAGGAGAATCCGTGAACATATAAATTTTGGTTCCTTTTACCATTTCGGGGGCAAAAATGTTGAGGAAATAATCGAAATATTCTGTCTTACAGACATAATGAATATTTGGATATATCAAATAATCCCCCCTTCTTACATGGAACGCCACTCTGATTATGGGATAAATACTGGGAGTTGAATTACTATCCCCAAAGTCCAATAACGATATAAATTCATCCTTAAATTCCTCAAAATATTTGAGGGATTGGAAATATCCATGAAGAGAAACACTTCCATGATGAAAAGGTAATTCATCGTAATTGAATCTCTTCTCGTGAAGAGAAATCACATCTCTAGTAACTGGTGGAGAACCATATTCAAAATTGCGAAAGATATTATCTTTATACGATAAGACGCTATTACCTTGACCAGCATTCCAATTATCGGGAACGATTATCAAATTCTTGTCATGCTTTTTGGCATAGGCGTATCCCGCAGCAATAATGAATAGCTGGTTTCCCAAACCACCAATTGGATGCACGTAGCAATTACTCATGGGAGCATCTTACCATTCCAAGAAAGGATGTCAAGGTGCTGAAAAATACAAAAACGGACACTTTCCGTCCGTTTTTTAATATCCAAGCAACCTTTTCCTGCGCGTATCAGCCGTGGACACCGAGAACGTCTCAGAGAACGCTGATACGGGAACGGTAGTAACCGAACTGAGGAACGGGAAAACCGAATAGGAATTGTCGGTGTTGACAACTGCCATATCGGTGAGGTGGAGGGAAGACGGGATGTTGAACACCGATCCCAGAACATTCACCGTGACGTTTGGAAAGGTTGCAAGGGAGAATGCTGATGCGGTGTGAACGGTGCTACCCACAGAAAAATTCACGGGGGAGAAAGCGAGTCCTACATCGGTGGTGGAAAGGGATACGACTCCAACTTGGCGACTTGTAACCACAACGTCTGCCCCAGAGAGATAGGTGACACCCGTGGCAGATAGGGAAGTGTTCGTAAGGTTCGGGGTTCCGGTTTTTTCAGCGGAAAGGAGGACGGTTTGGAACGTGTATAGGCTCATAGTATTATTTAGTAATTTGGGTAATTATTTTCAAAGTATTCTATGAGTTTGGAAGACACGGTATCCTTTCCAGCTTCAATATTATCAAGCTCGATTTTTTCCAAATCTTCTGCAACCTCATGATATGCGGATTGTGGAAGATTGAATCTTGGTAATGATAGAATTTTAATCCATTTAACTACCAACGGTGTCTTCGCCACATTTGAATATTTTAAATCAAAAATTTTATCATTATAATATGCCTCGATTTCTTCGCACAGCCAATTTCGTCCGCTATCCCAATAAATATCACCCTCTTCGTTTTTATCAAACCATCCCCTAAACCAATCCAACAAGTTCAAACGGTTTTCAACTGTTTCTTTTGAATATGGTCGTTCAACGTAAAAAGCGTCTATTTCTGCCAACTCGTAAGCTTTTTGGATTGCGGTTTCTGATACTGTCATGTATTAATTTAACACAATTTTTAAATTTGTCAAATATTTTTATTGAAATCTGTTTTTGGTCTGATAGTCTGTTAAGTAATAGTATGGCTAAAAAATACTCAACAGATGAAGTGATCAAACTTTTCAAGGAGAAGCATGGGGATAGATATGATTATTCGATGTTTATTTATCCCGGTAAAAAGAATGATAAAGGGATTGTGATTTGTAAAGATCATGGTCAATTTCTAACTTCCAAGCAACATCATTTACAAGGTTCTGGTTGTCCTGATTGCGCGGGTGTCCCAAGAGGGGGATTCAAACGAAGAACCCAAGAACAATTCATGGAAGAATTGAAAGAAAAATATTCGAAATTTCAGGAATATGATTTTTCTAAATTCATATATAAGAACAACACCACCAAAGGAATTATCGCATGTCCCAAACACGGAGAATTTCAAATCACTCCCAAGCACTTGTTGGCAAGACAATATGGTTGTTCCGAATGTTCGGGAAAGAAAAGATTGACGATTGAAAGGATCAGGGAATTAACATCATATCAAATTCCCAATCAGGAATACACAAACAATAAAACACATATTAAAGCTGTGTGTGAATTGCATGGAGAATGGTTGGTTAGACCGGATAATCTTCTTCACTCTAAAACAAGATGTCCAGTATGTGCTGAGAATCTATCTAAGATTGAAGAAGAACTTAGAGAATTTGTGGAGTCTGAATTGGATACCGACATTATTAGAAACGATAAACAAATTTTAGATAAAAAAGAATTGGATGTCCTATCCCCAAAACACAATATTGCAATTGAGATGAACGGGTTATTTTGTCATTCAGAAGAAGAAGGTAAGGACAAACATTATCATTTATACAAGACAAATAAGTGTCTGGAATCTGGTATTCGTCTGTTTCACATATTTGAGGATGAATGGCGGAACAAACAGGAGATTTGGAAATCCATTATTAGATATAATTTCGGGAAAGTTCCCAATAAAATCCATGCTAGAAAATGTGAAATAAGAATGGTTGACAATTTCAATACAAGACATTTTCTAAACGACAACCATCTACAAGGATATTCCAATTGTTCAATTTCGCTAGGACTCTATTACAATAACCAATTGGTATCCATATTAACATTTGGTAAAAGTAGATTCGATAAGAATGTGGAATGGGAGCTTATTCGTTTCGCCAACGTATTGAACACTTCGATAGTCGGTGGATTTCAGAAGTTGTTCAAACACTTCATCAGAACTTATAATCCAAATTCCATAGTATCTTACGCAGATAAG